CATTAAGTTTTATCTTTACCGATAGTCCTTTTTCGGTTACTTGTGTACCTATATTAATTATAGTATATTGATTACCTTTACCTAGATTGAATAATAAAGGCTCTATAGTTTCTAGTTGCTCTAGTACTTGCTTAGCTTGTTCAGTATACGTCTTTACTTCGCTATCGCTTAAGTCTGTTGCTAAACCTCTTATTTCTGTTCTGTCAGGTGATATAGAGTTAATAAATAACTTACCTCCTTCTTTAGAGTTAGAGTATAAATTATCTAAAAAGCTATATAGAATTCTTATATCCCCGGTTTCATAACCTAAATCTACTGCGTCTTTAGCTGGGTCTATATTGAGTATAGTAGCTCCAGGTCTTCCAGCTGATTGAGCGTTTTGAAGTAGACTATATCTTTTGTAATTATCAATATATTCTAATTCAACATTACCAAAAGAGTAAATACCTACCTCAATATAAGAATCTGGCAATCTAAATACTTTATCTTGTACTATACTAGATATTAGATTAGATTGCTTAGTAGTTACTATACCCTTAGTAAGCTCAGTACTTGGAATTTCTGATATGGAGTATTTGTACGACACTAAGCGTTAGGGTTATTAAGTTCTATAATCTGTTGTTGGTATTCTAATACTTGTTCTCTTAAAAGAGCTATTTCATCTAATAAAGGCTGTATATCTTGAGTATCTTCTTCTATCTCTATTAACGTAGAACTTTTATTTAATATATACTCATGAGATCCTATTTCTCCTTTAACAGGTATTTCAAAAAATAATTCATCATAGAGTACGAAAAATTCATCTACAGAAACCTGGTTTTCTTCAATTTGATCCACAAAGGTATTGAAAGATCTATCTACTACCTTATCAAAGTCTTTCTTGACAAAAACTTCCTTCTTAATTCTTATATCCTTACTCATTAGATAGTTACCTTAAATGATTTATCATCTGTAAAGTATACTGTGCTTGTATCTACTGTAACTTTAAATTCAAAATAATAGAACCTTTGTGGTTTTAAAGTGTTGATATAAAGGTCAAAATAGTTTCCATTTTCGTCACAGCTTATTTTCGTACCTATACTGTAATCAATAATTGTATCGTTTGTATATGTATCTTTGACACAAAAGCTTGCACCTTCCGGCAGTACGTAGTCAGTTTTAACTGAGGAGGTAGTAAAAGTAGTAGTATCAAATATAGGTCGTGCAGATAATCTAAATCTATTTTTATCTTTATTTTTATACTCATCTTTTAGGTTTTTAGTAAAAACTTTAAAAGGAGTAGAGGATATTGTATTTGCTGATCCGGTGATATAGACACTATCATCCCAGTCAAATTGTAAGTTTGGTTTGTATATAGTATGACTATTCCCACCAAAATACTTTAATGATATTGATGATGAAAGAGAAGATAAAACCTCTCCTGATTTTTCTAAGTCAACCTTAATTCCATTATTACTGATAGTACTACTAGATATAGCTGTGATGATATCAGTTACATTAATACTTAAATCGAAATCGTCAGAATTGATAAAGGTAGAGGTATTGTAGTATGCTGAGTGAGTTGGTGCTCCTGCTGTCGTCCAGTCTACTCCAGGTCTTCTTTCAGTCCAAGTTACACCTGTATTTGTAATAGGTTCGTCTGCAAATTGAGCATTTCCTGCAAACCAGGATTCAGATATAGCTGTAGCTGCTAAACTAAAAGATGTTGGTAGTTCTGTTGCTTCTGCTGCATATAAATTTAAAGAAGACGAAAAGGTGTTGTTCCCTGCTAAATTTAGTACAGTATCAATATCATTGCTATTGAATTCTATTAACATAGATTTATATCTAGTAATATTATTTACGTCTGGGTATTGGCTAATTTCGAGAATAGGATCTCTTCCGGCATCTCTATACTGCCCAGTAATCGTAGGTTCACTAGTTATAAAAGTGTCTTTTTTTGTATATACTCTATATATCATCTTACAAAGTTGTTACTCTACCTTCTATGTCTACATTAGGATATTTTACTTCAAATATACTAGGGTCATAGGATGGGTAGACTATGTTATCTTTAGTAGCTCCTTTTACGTCATAAGCAAATTCTGAATACTTTCCGCCTTGTCTATTTTCTACTATAATATTCTTTACTGTTTGTACCCCATCTACTTTATCAAGTGTAGCATATGCCGCTGATAAGTTAATAGGAGTATTAATGTTCATTCTGTTAGTTTTAAAATACTCTTGTAATTTAATTGTACAGTTTGTAAGTACTTCTCTAGCCGCTTTATTGGGTAAAGTCACTACTTCAAATTTTACCTTTATATTTACTATAAATGCATCTTTGATGTCAATAGCATCAGTTATTAGCATATATTGAGATAAATACTTTTTAAGGTTATTTTTTAATGATTCAGAAGCTTTAACAAGCTTTCCTTCATTATCGTATGCAACAATAAATAAAGCAATCGCTAAAGGATTCTTTTCTAATATTGACTGTTTATTACCTAAAAGAGGATCTTGAGTTGCATATACTTTTGCTATTGAACCAAATTGAGGAGGTAGTGATAGAGCTCTTACTGTGTAGTCATCTAGAGTAACAGCTCTTTTTTGTTCACCGTAACTCTTTAATGCATTTTGTCTTAACTCCTCTACCGTGTCTCCATCTTTTCCTCCTTGTGCAGGTTCGATATTAGTAAAAGTAAGTGTGCTTATTTGTGTGTCATCTAAAGCAGTTGTAGTTACCTGATCTAGTTCCGTTATAGAGCCTGCTGGAGCATTTGATGCCACTCCGCCTCCTTTAAGGTATCTGACTGTTAGAGTTGTATTAGAAGGAGCTAATCCGTATGTTCTTGTAAATAGAAAATTAGAAGGATCGTATGCAATATCTAACCTCTCAACATGATCTTGTTTACCTGGTATTAAATTTTCTGGATTAGGTAAGAACTCTTCGTCATCTGCTTCAGTTACTCCAGCGCCAAATTGAAGTTGTAAAATACCTGTCGAAGTAAATCTAGATACAAATCTTCTAGGTACTTTTTGTAGAACTAAATTTCTAGGAGCTAAAGTAGCATCGGTACTAAGATTTTGTTCTTCTTTAAAGATAGTATCTTGAGCTAGAAAAGGTACTTCATACCATTCGTTACCTTCTGAATCTGTTACGTCTAATATTCTTATAATATCCTCGTCTACTACTTCTACTGTTTTATATTTCTCACTACTTCCAATACTGAAATTAGTAGTTTGTACTGTACCAGATGTTGCTTTTACCTCTTTTTTTATTAGGTATGTTGAAGGGGTATTGTCGGATTCGTTTAATTCTTCAATAGTAATTTGAGTATTATCATAACTACTAGAAAAACTAAAATCTACTGCGTTATCTAAAACAAAAATTGTATTGTCAGAAGTTGTTGATTTTATAGTACTGTTTTCAGCTATTCTTAATGCTTGATTCCAGTTAGGTTGATAGTTACTTCCGGTAGCAGATACTTCTTGACTTACTGTAATATTAGCAGTTGCTGCAGATGTAACTCTTGGTCTATACCCCATCATATATGCAAGGGTGTATAGGTTTTGAGGATTCTGTGCGTGCTGTAGGAATGTTTCTTGAAGTTGAGTATCTTGATAGAAAGAAAGTACATCTCCAACGTACGACGCCATTTCGATAAACATCATACCGGGTGATGTAGCTGAGAAATCATTATAAGTATCTGGAAAGTAATTTTTCGCTAACTCAACTAAGTCTTGTCTGAAGTCTCCAAACTCTCTGTTAATATATTTTATGTCTCTTTCTTGTGCCATTATTGATCAAAGTTTATTACAAGTTCATCTTCTATATTAGTATCTGTTACCTGATACTTAAGATAAAACTGTGCTGAGTTTCTATCTGGTATTCCCTGTACTGAAATCTCAGTAGGTTTAACTCTAGGAAAATAAAACTTTAGATCTTCTTTAACGATAGCGTCTATTTCTTTTACTTTATCCTCTGTAAGTTGGTCAAATAATAAAGCTCTTAAACTATTGCCAAAATTAGGATTAAGGTATCTTTCACCTCTAGCTGTAAGAAAGTAGTTTATTAGATTAGTTTTGATAGCATCTGCAGAAACATATGTAGAATTGAACACAGCAGTACCTGTGAACGGTAGTTTAACTCCAATCGCTTTTCTCGGTTGAAGATCTAGTGGGTCAATTTTACGAACGTTTAGTGCCATTTTATCCTAATCTAGCTTTATCTTTTTTCATTGATGCGTCTAATACGCTTTTTGCTTTACTTACAAAGTCTAATTTAGATATATCAAGACCGGGCATTGGCCCTGTATTTTCTCTTACCATTTTATTAGACATCATTGAAGCAAAGTTTGGTTTTTTTACATTGCCAGCTCCTGAAATCTGATTAGCATCTTCCGATGTCATTTCATTTGCTGTCATTTGTAGCATTTCATCTAAGTTGGTTTTTCCTTTTTTAGGAGGTACTGACCATTTTAGATTAGTGTCTTTTGGTTTAGGAGTTTCTGCTGTATAAGGAGTAGAAGCATGTTTTACTGCTTCATTCATTACATCTTGTAACTCCTCCTTAACAGCTGCTCTAACTTCTTCTCGTATAATTTTACGTAGTTGGTCCAGTTTCATATATATAAATAGTTTGGTTAAGAAAGTTGATTAATAATACTTAGTTTTAATGCATCTATTAATACTGTAGTAGAAGAACTAAATGATTTAGGCCCTCTAAACACTACCACTCCTTGTTTATCTTTTGCGACTGCAAAACGTCTAGGAGCAATTTTAGGAGAAGTGGGATCATTAACAATATCTAGAGTATATATCTCTCCGTTTGGTGCTATGAATTCAGAGCCTGTTAGTTCTGTGTCTGTATTAGCAGTAGTAGATGTGTTTTTAAAATTTGAAAGAAAATCAGATAGATTATCTTTAACTTCACTGTCAAGATTACTGTTATTAATTTGTAATAGTTTTCCTTCTAGATCACTAGTAATAAGTTCGTCAGTGTTTTCTGCCATACTTCTCCACTTATTAGTAGAAGAGCCAGGGTAGTCTGCTTTTGTAGGTTGATGATCTTCTAAACACTCCCAGTCATTGCTTTCGTAAGTTACTCTATCTCCTTCAAAGTAAAATTGATTAGGATCATAAACCCATTTTCCCCTATAGTTACCATCGTTAACATCTGATAGTATTCTAGGACCTAGACTATTAAATATATAATCTAGTTCCTCTTCTCCAGTTTCAGTATTAGTACCTAACCTAGCTAGACCTAATCTGATTAGTTCGTCTTGATCTGTAAGTCCTCTTGCTATACTATCATCTAACGAATGCTTCATCTCACATGTTCTAATATTAAGCTCTGCTTTTTTAAGCACTCTATCTATAGACTTAAGTGAGTTAGCAGGTGTTCCAAGAGCTGTATCTATTGCTTCTATTAGTTCACCTATCTGTTTGATAAACTCTTTAAGTAAGTGCATTACATCAGCATACTTAGTAGTAATGTTTATAGGTAAACCAATACCGGGAGGTACTGCTTGAGGTATAGGTAGTGAAAGTATTATTTTTAACGCTGCTTTAAAACCACCT